CACTAAAAGGAGGAAAAACATGAGCAAGACAATACTAATTATGGGAGAGTCAGGAAGCGGAAAAACTACCTCAATGAGGAATCTACCTCCAGAAGAAACATTCTACATAGACTGCGACAAGAAAGGCCTTTCATGGAAAGGCTGGAGGGAGCAATACTCAGAAGAAAAAAAGAACTATATACAAACAAGCGAAGCAAAAAAAGTCATGACGTTACTTAGCAAAATCTCAGAGGAGCAGAAGCAAATCAAGTACGTAGTAATAGATACACTAAACTGGATCATGATAGACGACGAGTTCAGCAGGATGAGAGAAAAAGGCTACGACAAATGGCAGGACATGGCATATAGCATCATAGGAATAATAAGTCTAGCAAACGTACTCAGAAAAGATCTAACAATAATATTCGTAATGCACTCACAAACAGAGAAAGACGACAACACAGGCCTGACCTTTACGAGAGCCAAAACAAGCGGACAAAAGATAAACAAAATAGGAATAGAGTCGAAATTTACTACAGTTTTACTAGCAAAGTGCAACGAGGGAAAATACGAATTTGAAACTAAAAACAATAACTCAACTGTAAAAGCTCCGATGGGAGCATTTGAAACAGAGACAATAGAGAACGACATCCTAAAAGTAATAGAAGCACTAAAAGATTTTTAAAAGGAGGAACTAAAAATGATAAATAAAATAGACAACTGGGATAACGTAGAACCTAACTACGGAGAAAGAAAAATGCTAAAGGCAGGAGGATACATCTGCGAAGTACTAGCAGTAGTAAAAGAAAAAAGCAAAAATAACAACGATATGATCGTTGTAAACTTCGACATAGCAGAGGGAGACGAAAAAGGATACTACATGAAACGTTACAGAGAAGCTCCAAGAACAGACGGCAAAGAACCAAAATGGGGAGGAAAATACTACATCGTAATAGACGTAGACGGATACGAGGGCAGACTAAAAGCATTTTCTACTTCTCTAGAGGAATCAAATCAAGGCTACAAATGGGACTGGAACGAGCAGAACTTCAAAGGGAAAAGGTTCGGAGGCATCTTCAGAGAGGAAGAATACATCGCAAACGGAGAAATACGAACATCTACAAAACTATGGCAGGTTCGTTCTGTCAAGACAATACAAGCAGGAGAATACGAAATCCCAAGAAAGAAAGAAATCTCAGACGACGAAAGAGAAAGAATCGAGGAAAGAAGCAACGCACCATTTGAGGGATTTACACCAGTGACCGATGACGACCTACCTTTCTAGAAAACGAAAAAAGAAGCGGAGGAAAAACAAAACATCCTCCGCAGAAAGAGGACACAAATGGAAGAAATAAACTCTTTAACATTTTATAGAAGTTTTTACGAAGCAATAAAAAATCTAAATCAGGAGCAAAGATTGCAACTATACGATGCTATTTTTCAATATCAATTTGAAAATAAAATCATACAGTTTGACGATCCGATTTTGAATAGTTTCTGGACTTTAATACAGCCAAATATTGATGCCTCAAACTCTAAAAAGCTTGCAGGAGCTAAGGGAGGGAGACCTTCTAGCAAAAACAAAAAAGCTAGCTTTTCAAAAAATAAAAAGGGTGCTTTTGAAAATAAAAAAGCTAGCTTTTCTAAAAACGAAAACCTAGGTTTTGCAAATTCAAAAAGCAAAGAAGAAGAAGAAGAAGAAGAAGAAGTGGAAGTGGAAGAAGAAGCAGATGCAGAAGAAAAGAAATCGGAATCGATTTCTGCATCAGCAACAAACAAAACAATAAAATTCTATCTAGACAACATCAACCCAATGCCAACACCTAGAGAAGTAGAAATCCTAGAGAGCTATGAGAACGATACTCCAGAGGAGCTAATACAATACGCAATGGAGAAAGCAGTAGAAAATAAGGCACGATCCTTAGGCTACATAAAAGCAATACTAAACAGCTGGAGAGCAAAAGGCATAACAACACTAGCAGAAGCAAAAGAGGAATCAAACGAAAAGGACGAGAAGCAAGGACGGAATAGCATCCATGCAGGACGTGTGGGCACGATTTAGAAAAAGAGACGAAGCAGGAGGGGAAGTAACGTGAACAGAGGAGATTTTCAAGCACTGACACAAAAACTATGCGAGCTTTACTCTAAAGGCCTCAATGAGACGCAAGTCGAGTTCTGGTACAACAGCCTACAAGGATACGACATACTAGATTATAGGCGAGCTATTGGAGAATACGCAAAGAACAACAAATATATGCCAACTATCAGCGACATACTAGACACGATAAAGAAAATAAAAAAGCAGAAACGAGAAGCACCAAAAGAGGAACAGCCAAAAGTTCCGTGTAGTAAATGCAATAGTACAGGACTAATCAAGTACATAAAAAACGGATACGACTATCTATGCACCTGCTCTTGTAAGAACGGACAGAGAAGAAAAGAGGAAATTCCTCAGCTACTAACATGGGGAGAAGTATTTCCTCACGTAGAAAACGAGATGGTTCTACCAAAAGAGACAGCTACTACTAGTACTACGTCAAATACTACATCGCTAGGATACGACCTCAGCCAGATAAACTTCTAAGGAGGGACAAGTCATGAAAATGAAAGAAATCCTAAAAGCAGAGAGCATCGTAGAGGATATCCTAGAGAGATATCCAAGGACAAGGGACAACGATCATATACTATATAGGGCATATCACTTCGAACTTGTAAAGAGGGGACTAGTAGAAGTAGACTTCGAGACGTTCTTCACACATCCAGAAGAATATAAGGCCTGCAATTTTGCGACAATAGAAAGGTGCAGGAGGAAGCTCCAACATTACAGGCCAGAGCTAGGAAATATAGAAACAAAAATCAACAGAGAATATCTACAAGCAGTATTCAAAGAATACTCAGGAAGCTAAAGGAGGAGGGATAGAGATTGCTAGTACTACCAATAAAAAAGAAATGGTTCGACATGATAAAAGCAGGAGAAAAGAAAGAAGAATATAGAGAAATAAAAGACTACTATACAAACCGATTAGTTCCATACATCGGAGGAGGCACTTCAACAGCACATGGAGGAACATACGGCTGGGATCCACAAATCAAAAAAGAAATAATATTCCGAAACGGATACAACAGAGAATCCCCTTCGCTACTATGCCTTTGTACTCTAGACATGGGCACAGGAAAAGAGGAATGGGGAGCAGAGAAAGACAAAAGATACTACATCCTAAAGATACTAAAAGCAGAAGAAATAACGAAGAAGCCACCAAAGAAAAAAGAAAGGAAAACGAAACATGATACGACTAAAAATACCGATGAGGCTTCCAAGTCTAAACGAGTACACAGCAAAGTGTAGAATATCCAAAGGGACATGGAACGCAGGAAACAGCATGAAAAGAAAAACGCAGGACGACTTATTCGTCTATCTACTCAAACTTCCACAATTTAAAAAGCCGATACGTATACATTTTATCTGGCACGAGAAGAATAAAAAGAGGGATCTAGACAATATATCCTTCGCAAAAAAGTTCATACTAGACGCAATGCAGGAGTGCGGACGCATCCAGAACGACAACCCTAAGTACATCTTAGGATTTACAGACGAGGCAGTCTATGACGGACAGTACGCAGTCGAGCTTTTTATAGAGGAACGATAAAAGAAAGGAGCATCAGCAAATGACAAACGCAGAAAGATATCTCAAAGACGGAGTAGTACAAAATATAGACGATTTTTTCAAGCAACAAGCAAAACCAACACTAACAGAAGATGAAAAAGTTGTATTAAGAAATATAAAGAAAGATTATAAATATATCGGCAAAATAAAATTTTTAGGTGTGGAAGTCTTATACGTTTCTCAAAAGGAAAAAGCCGAGGACTTTACAACACTAAGTGCATTTGACCACCTATTCCAATTCATAAAAGAACGGAGAAGAATATAATATAAAGGAGTTATTAAATGAAACTTAACAAAACAGATAAAGAGGCACTGAAAACAGCATTAAAATGCGGTTGCAAATATATCTATTATGAATACGGAAATATAGAGTTTCAACCAAAACCGAATATAACAGAAGAAACTGAACGGTTTGACAGTATGGAACGTATATACAGGCGAACTTATAGACTTAGTACGACAATACATAAAAAACGGGAAAGAGAAAGTTAGTATAGAGGAGTTGTTGAAAGGAGAAGAACTATGACAGAGGAACTAATAAAACTAATAGCAGATTTTCAACTAAGAAACGAGGCACTAGCAAGAGAACTCGGAGGAACTCAAGCGGAAAGAGACTTCTGGAGAAATAAATATCTAGAGGAGCAACCTGCAAAAGAAGTAAAACCATTCTAAGGAGGAAGAACATGAATCAGTGTAAAAATTGTAAATATTTCAAAAGATATACAGGAGAGTACGACAACAACAACTACGGCAGATGTCAAAGCAACAAACTACAATACGGAGAAACAACAAAAGACGGACTGGAAGTATATGACGAAACAGACAAACTGCATAAAATCCAAGAAACAGATTATCTAGTATATATGGATTGCGAGGGATATAACGCAGAGATAGAAGTCGGACAAGACTTCGGTTGCATCCACTACGAGGAGGCAGAAAAGAATGACTAATTGTCCTAATTGCGGAGCACCTATCGAGCACTACTACAATTATCAATGTCCATATTGTAAAACGTTTTTGAAAAATACCGATGAAACAATAAACAGAGCTTCTAATAAAGAATTTGTTATTGACGAAGTAGAAATCCAACCTGACAGGCATCAATACGGATATACTATTCTCATATATGGACATTTAAGAATAAAGTTCCAATATTTTTGTGAAGTAACCGCAATAGAAATGGCAGACATCAAAGAAATGAGTACGAGGAAAGGCTATTCTGTTTTTATTCCTTACAAAGATATATCAGAAGCAAGATATAAGCATAGTGCGGAGAAATTGATTAAATACATAGCAGATAGAGTGCCTCCAGAATTAAGAGAAGCAGAAAACGGAAGAAAAATATTTGAAGCATTGACGAGAGAGGAGCTAATACCAAATGACTGACGCAGATAGAAATCTAAAAGATATATTCTACGAAAAGACAACAGACAACATAGATTTTATAGAGTACACAAACACAATAATAAAATTTGTAATTAGGTTCTGGAAAAGGAGACGAACTATCTACATCATGGACGAAATAAACATGACCTTACTAAAAGCAGTAATAAAAAAAGCAAAGGAGCTGGGATGGATAAATGACTAGAAAGAGATTCAAAAAAATACTAATGGGCAGATATAATCTATCCAGAAACATAGCGGAAAAACTATCGCAGGAACAGAACCGAGAGATTGTAGAAATAGGATACGGAGTACATATCAACGGGCATTATAACATTATAAAAGAGCAACTAAAACCATATACAACAGAACTAAAAGCAGAGGACTTAAACAAGTGGGGACTAGCACCAGTCGGAGAGTTCCTAATCAAATCCATACGACAAAAAGAAGCAGAAATAATCGAGGAAAATAAAAAGGAGAATCTATCATGATAGAAAACCATAGCAGAAGATACGGAAAATATATCAACGGAACATTCGTAGACTTTGAGGACGGAGAGTACTATCTAGTTTGCGATAACTGCGGAAAAAGAATCCGATTTGAAGAATTTAACGAGGCAGTAGCATACAAAAAGAAAAACAAATGGAAAAGCAGAAAGCAAGGGGAGGAATGGCTCGACATTTGCAATGAGTGTCTAGAATAAAAAAGCAAAGGAGGAAACTAAATGACTACAAAAGAAATCCTGAATCAATATCGATTCAAAGCAAAAAAAGCAGAGCAGACTAGAGAAGAATACGACCAGTTCATGACGAGAGCTACTAAGATGACAGCATCCTTCGAAGAATCAGCAGGACATACAAACAGAGTCAGCGACAAAGTCGGAGAAAACGCAATTAAACTAGCAGACCTAAGAGCAGAGTGGGAAAAGAACTGGCTCGAAGCGGAACGAGAGAGACTAAATATCGTAGAACTAATAAATAAAATAGACGAGCCACATAGAACCATATTAATGGAGAGATATATCCACGAAAAGAACTTCGAGGAGATATCCGTAGAACTCAAATACAGTTACGCATGGACAACACATCTGCACGGAGAAGCACTCCAAAAAATAGCAGAACATATAAAAGAATAGAAAAGGAGAGAAACAATATGATTTCAAGTATTTTATTTTTAATAATCGGACTAAAACTAAACATGGGACTAGCTTTTTATATCTTAGTAACTATCAAGGCATCAATAGAGCTAGTAAATATTTTATACAAACTAGGAAAAGAAAGAGAAAAAATCGAGCTAAAACGTAAGCTAAATAAATCATTTGACAAAATGATTAAGAGTCTAGAGGAAGATCTAGAGAAAATAAAAGAGAAAGAAGAAAAAGAAAAGGCAGAACCAAAACAGGAGGAAGCAACAAATGAGCAGAACTAGTAAGAAGTGCAACGAGCTATGCAATAGAATACAAAGCATCAGCGGACTAGACGACAACTATATATACGGAAAGCTACTTCAACTAGAGTACGCAGTAAACAATATCATAGACGATATAGAAAAATACGCAGAAGAAAATCCGCTAAACGGAGTAGGAGAAAACGTCAGGAGGTGGTTAGATGAGCAATAGAAAATCAAACTCGACAGAGCTCAAAATAGTACTATACTATTTATTCTTAATAATAGTTTTTGTCTTTACAATGGCATTTGCAATATGGGAGCGTAAGCTCGACATAAGATACAAACTAAAAATAATAAATCAGCCAGAAACTATTACAAATATTACAGAAAAAGTACACTAAAAAACAAAAGACAACAAATGAAAACAAGACAAAACAAAAATCAAAGTAGTAAAATGATATCATGAAAATAAAATCAAAATAAAAAAGAAACGCATCTCATAAATTCCTTCTAATAAAAAGAGTCAACGAAGCTATTCGCTGGCTCTTTTTACATACAAGGAGCAAACAAAGGAGCAGAAGTATATGAAGTTCTCAAGAGGAAACGTACTACCGTCAACGAAGTGTATATCACACAAATGCAAGACCTGTCCGCAGAAATCAGCCTGCGACCTAATCGAGAAACTAGAAAACGACTACGAACCGCTTCTATATAAACCGTTTGAAAATCTTATGGAGATCATATCGAAAGGGGACAACTCAAAATGATAAAACTAAAAGTTACAAGAAACTTCAAAGACTCAAAGCATAACAACATCATACGACAAGCAAGAGATGAACTAATCGAGGAAGCTAAAAGAGCAGAGGAATTAATCACGAAAGGGTTCGCAGAACTAGTCGAGAACGTAAAAGAAATTGAGACAGCAGTCAAAGAAGAAAAGAAAGAGAAAGCTGTAGAAGTAAAAGAGAAAGCTACTCCAAAGAAGCAAACAGAGGCAAAGAAGAATGCAAAGAAGTGATCCAGTAGTAGCAAAGTTCTATGGAAGTAAACGATGGCAGAAGATCAGGAAAGCATACAAGATATATCGACACGGAATCTGCGAACGATGCGGACAGCCTCGGAGAAATCGTACACCATAAAAACTATATAAACATCAGCAACATATACGAGCCGAGCATAACAATGAGCTTCGATAATCTAGAGCTACTATGTCTAGACTGCCATAACAAGGAACACATAGCAACCTTTGACGAAGCAGGAAACATCAAGCCACGAGAAGAAAATATTCTGGAGCTTGCTGGAGTATATAAACCATAAAAAATATTTTTTTTAATAAAGAGAGCCCCCCTACTTTACGTAAATAGTAACAGAGGGGACACCGAGCAGAGGGGAGCTTCGAAAAATACAAATCTAGTATATAAAGGGTGTTGTAATTTTGATCATACAAGATATTTTACTAAGCGAGCTAAAACCATACGCAAAGAATCCACGTAACAACGAGCAAGCAATAGACGGAGTAGCAGAGTCAATAAAACAGTTCGGATTCAAAGTTCCGATCATAATCGACAATTTAACTAACAAGGAAATCATAGCAGGACACACACGTTACAAGGCGAGTCAAAAGCTCGGACTAGAACGAGTGCCATGCACATAGTAGCAGACGATCTAACAGAGGAGCAAGTCAGAGCCTTTCGTCTAGCAGACAACAAAGTAGCAGAAAAAAGCGAGTGGAACTTTGACCTACTAGACGAGGAACTAAAGTCAATACTAAACATCGACATGGAGGCCTTCGGGTTTGACCTAGGCACGGACGCAGACGAGGAGGAAATAATCGAGGACATTCCTCCAGAAGTACATGAAGAAGCAAAGAGCAAGCTCGGAGAAATCTACGAGCTAGGTAATCATAGATTAATGGTTGGCGACAGCACAGACGCAATACAAGTCGGAAGATTAATGGCAGGAGCAGAGGCCGACCTAGTAGTGACAGATCCACCTTATAACGTAGACATCGGAATAGAGGACATCGAGGAAGCTAAAATCAGGAAAAGACGTACAGACGGAAAAAGCATCCAGAACGACAAAATGAGTGATGACGACTTCCGAGAGTTCCTAGAAAAGGCCTTCGGCAATATAAATCTAGCACTAAAAAAAGGAGGAGCATTTTATATATGCTTTGCATCAAGAGAGCACGTAAACTTTGAAACAGCACTCGTAAGCAACGGACTACAAGTCAAGCAGGAGCTAATCTGGGTTAAAAATAGTTTGATACTCGGACGACAAGACTACCAATGGATTCATGAGCCAATACTATACGGCTGGAAAGAGGGAGCAGGCCACTATTTCACAGACGACCGAACTCAGACAACTGTCATAGAGGACAAAGGATACGACTTCGACAAGATGAAGAAGCAGGAAGCAATAGAGCTACTAAAAGAAATATTCGCAGAGACACAGCCGACAACGATCATACACGAAAACAAACCTGCGAGAAGCGAACTGCATCCAACAATGAAACCGATTAAACTACTAGCACGATTTATAAGAAACAGCTCGAAAGAAAACGAGCTCGTACTAGACCTATTCGGAGGCTCAGGTTCGACACTCATAGCTTGTGAGCAACTAAACCGCAGGTGCTACATGATGGAATACGATCCAAAATACGCAGACTCAATAATCGAGAGATGGGAAGCATTTACAGGACAGAAAGCGAGGAAGATAAATGGCTGAGGTTATAAACATCCCAATGCCTGACGCAGTAAAAGCGAAGCTACTACAATTCGGCATCAAGGAGGACGACATCGACACAAAAAGTGCAATGATTGTCTCATTATATAAGCAAGCACTAGAGGGCAACGTGTCAGCAATAAAAGAGATGAATAAAATGCTGAACCAAGTCGAGGAGAAGCAGGAAGAAAAAGTCCAAGACATAACAAAGAAAGTACAAGCGGAAGAAAAAAGAATCAGAAAGAGCTTGTCTAAACTATCAAAGGAAGTACTCGAAGCAAATAGAGACTTTATACATCAGCTGGCATTTCAAAGCATCCAACTAAAAGAACTAGCAGACGACATCGCAAGAAACGGAGTAAAAGAGAAATATTATAACGGAGCAAATCAGTGGGGATATAAAGACAGAGCAGAGGTAAAGACATATAACAATATGTTTAAGAACTACCAGTCAGCAATGAAACAGCTCAACGATTTACTCGTAACGAAAGCCACCGTGTACACAGACGACTTCGACAGCTTCGGAGAGGAAAGCGAATGAAAGAAACGACATACATAGAGCAATATTATGCATGGATAGAAAAGAATCCGAACAAAGTAAACGAGAAAATAAAAACAGTATATAAAAAGCTCGTAGACGATATAAAGCATCCGAGAAAAGTTTCGTTTTTAAATAAACAAACAAACGAGACAGAAACTCATACATACATATTTGACAAAAGGAAAGCAGACCTTCCTATTGAATTTATAGAGAAATTTTGCAAGCACTCAAAAGGCAAATGGGCAGGAAAACCAGTACAACTAGAACTATGGCAAAAGGCTTTTATTGAAGCACTATTCGGTTTCATAGACGAAGAAACAAAGCTCCGCAAATATAAAAAGGCGATACTATTTGTCGGACGTAAGAACGGCAAATCAACACTCGACGCAGGCCTCGGCTGTTACATGATGACAAAAGACGGAGAGGGAGGAGCAGAGGTTTACTCAGTAGCAACAAAAAAAGAGCAGGCCAAAATAGTGTGGGACGAAGCTAATAGAATGATAAAAAAGAGCCCTGCTCTATCCTCGAGAATCAGGAGACTAGTAAACGGAATATTCTACGACAGAACGGAGTCGTTTTTCAAAGCACTAGCAAGCGATAGTAACAGTCTAGACGGACTAAACGCACACTTTGTAATTGCGGACGAAGTACACGCATGGAAAGACAAAAACCTACTAGATGTTATGTACGACTCGACATCAGCAAGAGAGCAACCAATAATACTAGAATCCTCAACGATGGGAGTAATCAGAGAATCAGTATTTGACAACGAATACGGATATGGAGACGAAATAATAAAAGGATACAAAGGAGAAAGTGACATCGTAGACGAAACAATTCTGCCAATAATCTACGAGCTAGACAAAGTAGACGAATGGCAGAACGAGGAGAGCTGGTACAAAGCAAATCCTCGGATTAGGCACTATAAAAAATATACAAGATTTACGAGACAAAGTACAAAGAGCTATCAACAACCCTAACGAGCTATCAAATCTACTATGTAAAGATTTCAATATCCGAATGACAGACAATACAAAGTGGCTACCTTTTGAAGTAGCAAACAACGAGGCAACTTTTGAGATGGACGAAATCTACGACACATACGGAATCGGACGGAGTAGACCTCAGCTCCACTACGGATTTGACTTGTGCTACGTGTCTAATTGTAAAAAACGATATCAAGTACGTACTACAGCAGTATTTTATTCCGAGTCAATATCTAGAAAGAAGAATCAAAGACGACAAAATTCCGTACGACATCTGGAACGAAAGAGGATACGTAACAATTTGCGAACGGCTCAAAAGTAAACTATACATACGTAACAGAATGGTTCATGAAGCTATTCAACGAATACGAAATCTCAACAATATACATCGGCTACGATCCTTGGAACTCACGGTTACTGGATAGACGAGATGAAGCGGACAAGGCTACGAAATGATTGAGGTTCGTCAGCGGAGCAAAGACCATGAGCAACCCAATGAAACAGCTAGAAGCAGACCTAATCGACAAGAAAATAAACTACAACAACAACCCAGTACTTAAATGGTGTCTAACAAATACAGCAGTCAAACGAGACGAAAACGACAACATACGACCGATAAAAGGAAAACAAGTACGAGCTAGAATAGACGGAGCAGTCAGTCTAATAATAGCATACTGCGTACTATTCGAAAAAATGAACGACTACTACACACTACAAGGAGAGTGAAAGGAATGGCGACCAAAGAAAAGAGAAGCCTTTTTCAATTAATTTTTAAAAAGAAAGAGCAACCACAAATACAAAACGAAGCATTCCTGCAGATGCTCAACTCATACAACCCTTACTTTACAACAGTAAGCGAAAATATATATGAAAGCAAAGTGGCTAGAACTTGCATCGACAGAATAGCAACACATAGTGCGAAACTAGTGCCGAGGCACATCCAGAACGCAAGCAATAACTACATAAACGGAGATATAAATTTTCTACTACAACATAGGCCGAACCCTCTAATGTCAACATACGATTTTATATACAAGATCGTTTCAATACTATACACAGACAGTAACTCTTTTGTATACATCCAGAAAGACAGAGGAGCAGACGGAAAAACATACATCAAAGCATTTTATCCAGTACTAGCAACAAGCTATGAACTTCTACAAGATAGAAGCGGAACTATATATCTAGAGTTTAATTTCATAAACGGCAAAACGTACACTCTACCTTATTTGGAGCTAATACATCTAAGAAAGTTTTACTGTAAACACGACATATACGGAGAAAATAACAAGATACTACGTCCAGATTTAGAGACGGCATTAGCATCAAGCGAGGGAATAAAAAATGCTATAAAAACATCAAGCAACCTAAAAGGAATACTAAAATTCACTAACACCATGATGAAAGAAAAAGACATCAAGGCAAACAAAGACGCATTCGTTAGGGATTTTCTAAACATGGAAAACAACAGCGGAATAGCAGGCCTAGACGCAAAAGCAGAGTTCCAAGAAGTAAACATCAAACCAATAACACTAGACAAGGCTCAACTAGAGCAAGTCAACAACAACGTATATGACTACTTCGGCATCGGAGAGGAAATCGTAAGAAACAAGTTCACTCCAGAGCAATGGCTAGCTTTTTACGAGGGAGTAATCGAACCGCTAGCAATACAAATGAGTGACGAATTTACAGCAAAAATATTCTCAGACGAAGCAATAAAAGAGGGGCATCAAATAATTTTTACAGCAAACAGAATCCAATATCTAGCACCAAAAGACAAGCGAGAAATACTATCGACAGTACTACCTTATGGCTTGCTAACAAAGGACGAAGCACTAGAAATACTAGACCTTCCACCAAAGGGAGGCGAGGAGGGAAACAAGATCCTTCAGTCGCTAAACAATATAGACAGCACAATAGCAAATCAATATCAAGGAGGAGACGAGTAAAATGGAAAATAAAACAGAAACAAAAATCAAAGAGATACGACTAAAAGAACTAAGAGCATCAGAACCAACAGAGGACACTAAAATGATTGTCGAGGGTTACGCAATAGTATTCGACGAACCGACAGACCTAGGCTACATCGAAGTAATAGAAAGAGGAGCACTAGACAACTGCGACATGAGGGACGTTTGTCTCAAATATAATCACGAGGACGACTTCCTAATCATGGCCAGAACCAGAAACAAAAGTCTACAACTAGAAGTGGACGAGCACGGACTAAAAATAAGAGCCGAGCTAATAGACACATCAAGCAACAGAGATATATACAAATCAATACAAGCAGGACTACTAGACAAAATGAGCTTCGCTTTTATAGTAAGCGACGCAAGCTGGGACACAGTAGACGGCAGAGACGTTAGAAGAATCAAAGGAATAGAAAAACTATTCGATGTCTCAGTAGTAGACGTGCCTGCATACGATCAAACAGAAATATACGCAAGAAGTAAATCAGTAGCAGAAAAAGAGCAGGAAGAATATCACAAACTAAAATTTGAAAAAGAAAAATTATTATTACTATTGGAGGTTTAATATTATGAAAAACGATAGAACAAAAGTCGATGCTTTAAAAGATTTAGGAGAAAAAGTTACAGGAGCTACGCTTACACCAGATGAAAACGAAACAGTTGTCGGAATAATTGACAAAATCGCAGAAAATTATTCAGGAGGAGGCAGTGGCAGTAACATACTCATATATAAAATAAATACAAATTTATATAATTTCAACCCAGACGAACCAAGCCCAATTGCAATAACTGATGAACAAGATATTGAAACATTTGAAACAATAGCCGAAAATTTCGGGGAAAACAAACTTATATTTTTCTATTTCATTGTTGATAACATCCCACATTATAGGTTTATAGAAAGTGCCAAGGAAACAGAAATAAACTTTTATGCTTATAGTTTAACATATTCAGGCACGTTCGAGAAGATAGATGGCAATTGGCAATATATGCAATATGCATAATACACAAGTTTATAATTTGCGAACACGGAGGCTGGAGAGCTTCCGTTTTTGTTTGGAGAAACAAATAGCATAGATTATAAAAGGCTGGAGAGCCTAAAGAAAAGAAACAAGGAGGAGAGCAAATGACTACTCAGGAAATCGAAGAAAGAAAAAAAGAACTTGCAGGAAAGATACAAGACGCATCAACTACTGAAGAACTAGAAGAACTAAGAAAAGCAGTAGAAGAAATCAACTCAGAAGTTCCTGACGAGAACGATCCACCAAAAGCAGAAGAAGTTCAAGCAGAAAACACAGAGCCAGTAAAAGCAGAAGCTCCAAAGTGTAGCTGTGAGGACGAAAGAAAACTAATAAGAGTAGGCACAGAAGAAATCGTGCCAATAGGAAACAGTAAGGAGGAAAGAGAAATGAATACAAGCAAATATAATGCAGAAACAAGAGCATGGGCAAAAAAGGTTATGGGATATCCAGAAGAAAGATTCGATGAAGATGAAAAGAGAGCACTAGGAGACGCAATAACAACAACAGCTACAACTTTTGTAGCATCAGCAGAAAATACTCAAGGAATCAATAACGGTGGTTTATTTATCCCTAAGGAAGTAAGAATGGAACTAATGGAACAAATCGAGCAAATGTCTCCATTCTTCAGAGATATTCGTAAGCTAGCAGTAAACGGAAACATCGACCTTCCATATTTATACGAGGGAGACGACGCAAACTGGTACACAGAAGAAACCTGCACAGTTAACGAGGGCAACGAGTATAGAAATCTACAACTAACAGGCTGGGAACTAGCAAAAGACGTAGTAATCTCATGGAAAGCAGAACTTATGACTGTAGAATCTTTCGTTACATACATCGTACAAGAACTAGTAAACAGAATGGGCAAAGCACTAGTAAAAGCAGTAATCTATGGAGACGGACAAAACAAACCTACTGGAGCTATCTACGGCTTGTCAGCAGTAACAACAGGCGACACTCCAATAGACAATATTATAGCAGGATATCAAGCACTATCAGAGGACGCAAGAGTAGGAGCAAAAGTATACGTTTCTACATCAGACAGAATCGCAATGATTGGATATAAAGACGAAAACGGTAACTATCCATTCTTACAAGGCCTAGCAGGAAGCGACTTATTTACTATCGAAACAGATCCATTCTTAGAGGGCAACGACGCAATAGTAGGAAACGCAAGATGGTACATTTTGAACGAAGTTTCACCAATTAGAGTAGACTGGGAGAGAACAGTAAAATGCAGACGTACAAGATACGGAGCATTCGGAGTATACGACGGAAAACCACGTCCTGGATATTTCGTAAAAGCAACATATACTCCAACAATATAGAATAAAAGCCGAGAAAGGATGTAATCGATATGAGTGAAAACATAAATCAACTACTAGAACTAGCAAAGCAAACACTAGGAATAATACCAACAGCGACAGCTAAGGACGGAGAAATAACAATGATTTTAGAAGCAGGCATCAAAGACTTAACTAGGGCAGGTGTAGACGTAGACGCTACAAACCAACTAGTGCAAAGTGCTTTAATGACTTACGTCAAAGCTAACTTCGGAATCAGTAATCCAGTAGATAAAGAAAGATTTATGAACTCATACCGATTATATCTATCGGATTTGAGTCTAAGCGAGGGATATAAACAAGAAACGGAGGAAGCATCAAATGAATGACGCAGTTTGCTATTTAATCTCAAAGCAATTCGAGTTCGATAATATCGGAAACCAAATCCTGCAGAATATAAAGACAGAAGTTCCAATAATAAAATTCGAGGACATCTATCAAAGCGAATACTATAACGCAAGACAGCAAGGACTAAAACCTTCGCTGAGGATCGTTATCAGCAATCTAAACTATAGCGACGAGGAAGAACTCGAATATAAAAACCAAATCTATACGATCATAAGAGTAGACTCAATAGACTACGAAAACATCGCACTAGTGTGCGAGAAAAGGGTGGGAGCTAATGAGTAAGAAAATACAAGCGAGCCAAATGGCGAACGAGATAACTTCTCTATTGACTACGTATACAGAAGAAGTAACAGAACTAGCAAAAGCTGTAGTGGATAAAGTTTCTGAGGAAGCTAATCAAGAAATATTAAATCATATAACATTTCACGACAAAACATACTCGAAAAGCTTCAGGATAAAGACTACGTTCGAAAACAGCAGAAACAAAAGAAATACATGGTTCGTAGCTAAAGAGTATAGACTAACGCATCTACTAGAATACGGACATATAACAAGGAACGGAGGAAGAACGAGAGCCTTCCCTCATATAAAATATGGGGACGACTACGTCAACGAGAACTTCGAAAGAGAACTAAAGGAGGGAATCGAGAGTGCCAGATTTTAAAACTATATTAGACGAGCTAGGTATTCCTGTCGCATACTCACACTTCAACACGGCAACGACTCCACCTGTAGTGACATACCGCAGAGACTCGACTAATAACTTCGGAGCAGACGGAAAAGTCTACAAAAAAATAAATAACTACTATGTAGAATTATATACATCGAAAAAAGATCCAGAACTAGAGCAAAGACTCGAGGACATCTTCGACAACTACGAAATATTTTACAACGTAGAAAGCGAGGACTACATCGACTCGGAGCAAATGTACGAGATCATATATCGAGTAAACTATGACGAAGCGGAGAAATCCTAATCGTACTGAAAGGAGAGAAATAAAATGGCTAACAAAGTCAAATTCGGATTCAAAAATTGCTACTACGCAACCATAACAGAGGGAACTGGCGGAGCTATCACATACGGCACACCTGTTAAGCTAAACGGAGCTGTGTCGATGAGTCTATCAGCATCAGGAGACAATACAGAATTTTATGCAGACGACAGTCTATACTGGAGTGACGAAAACAACAATGGCTACGAGGGAACACTAGAACTAGCACTAATACCTGACGACTTCGCAAAGGACTGCCTTGGATATACTCTAGATACAAATAACGTAATCAGTGAGAACGCAACAAACGCAACAGCACCGTTCGCACTTTTATGCGAATTTACAGCAGACGACGGAGCTATCAAGTACGCATTTTATAACTGCCACGCAACAAGACCTGACATCTCAGGAACTACAAAAGGAGAAAACAAAGAAGTTCAAACAGAAACTCTAAACATAACAATTAGACCAAGAGCAGACGGCCTAGTTTTAAATCATACAACACCTACTACAACAGCAGGAACAGCAGAGGCGTGGTACTCAGAAGTTTATGAAGCATAAGAATAATATTAGAATAAGCTACCAAAGGAGACAATAACATGGAGAGAACACTTTCAATAAGCGGAAAAGAAATCAAACTAAAATCAACCGCAGGAACGATGATGAGATACAGAAACAACTTTAATCGTGACTTTTTAAAAGATCTAATAAACCTACAAGAGAAGCTAAAAGATAGAACCGAAAACGGAACACAGTTCCAAGCAGTCGACTTAGACATCTTCGAGAAAATAGCATGGTGCATGGCCAAAACAGCAGACGACAGCATCCCACAGATAGAGAACTGGCTAGACCAATTCGAGACATTCGACATTATGCAGGTACTACCACAGATCATGGAGCTACTAGTAGGAAATATGGAGCAAGTAAACAACACGCAGAGCAAAAAAAAAGACACGGAAAAAAAGTAGACGTGAATGCAAACACTATCGTTTTGAGGTGTCTAAAAATAGGGATGAGCCTGTCGGATATGGATAACGTAACGATAGGCTTCATCCTAGATTTAGTAGAAGAAAACAACAGAGAAGCAGAGGAGAAAGACGAACCTACCGAAGCAGATACTGAAATATTATATAGATTTTTCAAATAATCAGGAGGTGGAGAAATGGCTGGAACGATAAAAGGAATGACTATCGAGATAGGAGGCAATACCGCACCTCTAGAAAATGCATTAAAAGACGCAAACAAAGAAATAAACACAACGCAAAAAGAATTAAATCAAGTAAATAAACTATTGAAACTAGATCCGTCAAATACAGAACTACTAAAACAAAAGCAGAAGCTCTTAGGAGATCAGATAGGAAATACTACAACAAAACTAGACGCACTAAAACAAGCACAAAATAAATTGGATGCAGAAATCAAAAAGGGCGGAAACGTAAATCAGGAAGAATACAGAAAGCTACAACGAGAAATCGCATCCGCAGAGGGGAATCTAAAAAAGCTAAAAGACGAAGCGAAGAACTGCCACCCTCAACTTCAAAAAGTAGAAGAAGCACTTTCAAAAATAGGAAGTGTAGCAGGAGGCATCGCAAAGGGCACTCTAGATTTGACAGTCGCAGGAGTAACAGCTCTAGGAACAGCTTCAATAGGAACTGCGACTGCAGTATTTGGATTAGCAAAAAAGGCAGGAGCACTAGCAGACGATCTCAACACACTATCAGCAACGACAGGCCTAAGTACTAAACAGCTACAAGAGTTCCAATACGCAAGCGACCTAATAGACGTGTCAGTAGATACACTAGCAGGAGCACTAAAAAAGACGACCGCTTCTATGGTGTCGGCTCAGTCAGGAACAGGAAAGAGTGCAGAAGCATTCAAACAACTAGGAGTTCAGATAACTAACGCAGACGGAAGCCTAAGAAATAACAATGACGTATTCCAAGAAGCTATCAAAGCTCTAGGAGAAGTAGGAAACGAAACCGAAAGAGACGCACTAGCAATGGCTATCTTCGGAAAATCAGCAACAGAACTAAACCCACTAATTGAGGGTGGAGTAGACTCACTAGCAGAGATGAGTGAGCAGGCAAACGAGCTAGGCCTAGTCATGAGCCAAGACCTACTGGACAAGGCGAATGCTTTCAACGATCAGCTAGACATCCTCAAAGCAAATAGCAAAGGAATATTTGCAAGAATAGGAACAGAAGTCGCAGGAGAGCTAACAGCTCCAATGGAGAAGCTCAACGAAATAACTATGGGTTATATCAAAGAGCTAACAACAGCGATGGACGAAAACGGCATCGAGGGACTTCTAGCAAAATCAGGAGGAATAATTGGAGACATAGCATCAAAGATCACAGAGGGACTTCCTAAAATAGCAAAACTAGGAATCAGCATCGTAACAGAGCTAGTAAATTCAATAAAAGAAAATGCACCTCAAATAGGAATTGCAGGAGGAGAACTAATACAGACATTAGTCGATGGATTCTTCGAACTACTTCCGAACCTAGTCGAGACGGCAATATTACTAGTTACATCCTTTATACAAACAATAGGCGAAAAGCTACCTGAAATGATTCCTACAGTAGTAAAAGGACTATTGTCAACAGCAGATGCAATAGTAAACAACCTAGACGTTATAATCAACGCAGGATTACAGCTTTTCTTAGGACTAGTACAAGGACTAGAAAAAGCACTTCCTCAGCTAATAGCAAAACTTCCAGAAATCATTCAAAAAGTAGCAACAACTCTAATCGAGAACCTTCCTACGATCATAGAAACAATAGGGACGATAATCATATCAGTAGCAGATACAATAGGGCAGAGTGTAGACCAACTAGTGCCAGTAGTAATAGAAGTAATTCTCAGCCTAATAAATACGATCATAGATAATCTGCCAACAATAATAGAAACAATAGTAACAGTCGTAATCGCAATAGCAGACGCACTAGTCGACAATATAGATTTAATAATCGATGGAGCAATTCAATTAATGATAGGACTAGCACAAGGACTAGTGGATGCTATTCCTAAAATAGTAGAGAGACTTCCAGAAATCATAGTGGCAATAGTAAATGGACTAATAGAGCTACTTCCTAAACTACTAGAAGTCGCAACGAAGCTAATAGAAACACTAGCAAACGGAATCACAGACGCAGTCAGTGGACTATGGGAAGCTCTAGGAGAAGTCTGGGAATACGTAAAGAAAACACTCAGCGACAAATTTAAGGGAATAGTAGACATCGGAAAGAATCTCATAGAGGGACTATGGAATGGCATCGGAGACGCAAAAGACTGGCTAATAAACAAAATCAAATCGCTATGTTCGGACGCACTACGGAGCAATTAAGGACTTCTTCGGAATAGAATCTCCTTCAAAAGTAATGGCTAACGAAGTTGGAAACTATATGGCTCAGGGAATAGGAGTACGGATTTACTAAAACTATGCCTTCAGTAATAGAGGCCATGCAGGAAAAACTAGCAGGAGTAACAGGAGCATTGCAAACGGAGCTAACATTCGGAGACATCCCAGAGATACAAGGAAACAATATCGTTAGCGAGAATCAATATATTACTAGAAACTATACGAACACTATCGAGACGATCCGACAACCGCAGACAGTAGAACTAGTCATGGACGGAACGAGAGTCGCTAGAACTCTTATTCCTTCTCTAAACTCAGAATATAACAGACTAGGAGTCAAAGTATAAAACAGGAGGCGAAAAATGATAACAATTAACAACAACATATATAACGTAGGCATCATAAAAATAACGAGAAAAGCATCCATGAAAACAGAGAACCTTCGGAACTACTATGGACTTAAGAAAGCACTACGACGTGCAGGGAACATACTACGACTACGAGGTTGAAGTAGCAACGAGCCACCTAAACGTGACCGACTACGATAATCTATACGAAACTTTGACAGCTCCGCAAGAAAGCCACATCGTAACACTTCCATACGGACAAACCACCCTAACATTTGAGGCAAGAGTAAGTGTAGCAAGCGACAGATTAATACAGAGCTTTACAGGACTAAAGAAGTGGCGGAACTCTAAAAATCACATTCGAGGCACTAACTCCACAAAAGGAGGCATAAAAAATGGGTGTAGAAATAGTAGCAACCTACGAAAACATTCCGACAGGATCTATGCAGAACTCGACAACATCAGGAACATACGCAAAAAACTACTCAACAAACTTTGTAAATTTCAACGATTTTAAAAGATACAGAACCGTTCCAAAATACGCAACACTAGAAGAACGGAAGAAACAAACTAGATGGGACTTTTATTAATCTTCCAAGTGATCCGCAGGGATACGGATATCTGTCAACACTAATAAGCGACAGAGAGGGAAACTTCTCAGACAATATAGTAATAACTAGAACATATACTATAAACTACTCAGCACCTCGGACTTTCAATAGAGTTTGACACATACACGGACGAGCATCCAAGGACTATGAACGTCAAGTGGTACAGAGACGATACATTAATTCACGATCAGGATTTTACAGTCGACAGCTCAAACTACTTCTGCGATGCTCAAATACAAGCATATAACAAAGTAGTAATAACAATAGGAAACATGACGAGGCCTAATAGATTTTTAAAAATATTCAATATAGCAGACGGACTAACAAGGCAGTTCTACAACGACGAACTAGAAAACGTAGAAATAATAGAGCAAATTACAAACAATATACAAGCTCTAAACATCAACGAGAGTTCATTAGTAGTACTACCGCTAAGCAATACAGGAGTAATGTTTCAAAGAACCCTTCCGTTCTCAATATATAGAAACAACGTACTATACGGCCAGTTCTATATTGATACATCAACAAGCAATACGAGAAAGACTATCTATAAACTAAAAGTAAGTGACGCAATAAAAACACTAGAAAGCCAAGCATACCTAGGAGGAATATACAGCAATATAACTATGGCAGATTTAGTAGCAGATATAATGGGAGACATTCCATATACACTAGATCCAGTAGCAGGAGCATACACAATAAGCGGATACCTTCCAATTCTAGACAAGAGAGAAGCACTTCGACAAGTAGCATTCTGTACAAATTGCTACGTAAATACATCCAGAAGCGATAGAGTAGAAATCAAACCACTACCGACAACAGTAAGCAGGACGGTTCAACCTTCCGAAACAATATCAATAGACACTACTCAAACAAACATTGTAACAAAGATAGAACTATCGACAACAACTCTAGTAACAAAAAAGAGAACTGAGACAGACGACATCTTTGAAGGAAATATCAACAACAGGACTACTACAATTCTATTTGATACTCCGATGTTTGATTTAGCAATAACAGGCGGAACAATACTAGAAAGCAACTGCAACTACGCAATAATACAAGGAAATTCTACAACTACTACACTACAAGGAAAAGAATATCAAATGGCAGAAATGACAGAATCTAAGCTCAACGAGTACGCAGTTTCAACAGATATAGAAAAAATAGAATCATACTCAACAACTTTAACTTGTAACGAAATCAGCATCATGGACACTTTGCAATTTGTAGAGTTTCATATCAAGAGCAAATTCAAAATGAGTACAACAAAAGTAGGAGACCTAGTAAACCTAGACGGAGACATCTGCAGAGTACTAACTTTAGATTATGATTTGAGACAAACAGAAATATACGCAGAAGCAGAACTGGAGGCATACTATGGATAGATTAATATACGACAGAACACAGGCGGACGTTGATAACGATACACCTAAGCGGACAATACAACGCAAGCGATCTAAACAGAGTAGAAGAATGGTGTAGATATCTAGCAGACGAACTAAACTCAGTCGGATACGATATACAAATCTCAACAAAAACAAACTGGGTTCAAACAGACATGAGGACATCAGCAGAGATGGAGAGAATCCGTACGAATATAAGAGCATTAATGACAGGTTATCACTATATAACAAACATCTATCAAAATGCCGAATATTTTGATTACCAAAAAGCAAACAACTGGGAGCAGATACTATCCGAAATCTATCATTTGATGTTCGGAATGCGTAACTGGTACGTATACGGTGGAGTAGCCAGAGGCGGACAGCCAAGACTATGGCAACACAGGTTCAGACAGCTAACGAAAGGAGCAACATTATCAGTAATAATACAAGACACTGACTACTTACCATACCCTGCACTAGCAAACTGGGTGTTTGATACAGAATCAGCAGAAACAGAGCCAAGTGCAGGGGCAGAATTTAACTACACAAACGATTATGGCACGTTTACAGCCAAGAATATAAGTGCCATGTACAATTCAAGTCGAACAGCGAAATATTCTTTTTCAAGTTCGAACTATACAAGGCGGAGCATCTGCTGAAAAAACAACCTACGTTTCACTAACTATGCCATTAGAATTCTGTCCAGTAAGTTTACAAATAACATACTCAAATGCAAATGAGATAGCAGTACGAGGCATAACAAAAACTGGAATCCAGAAAACAATATATCAAGGCACAACAACAAACCAAACAAGCTACCAGACCTTAAGTGTAGGAGTCGCATATAGCGAAGATAATTTTTTCAAAGAACTAACTTTTGAACTTATAAACACTTCTGGAGTAGTTACAGCTCCTTACATCCGATACATCAGAGAAACTGATGGATACATAATAAAAAACGAACAAGAAAACCCATAGAAGAAAAAACAGAGAGGAGTGGCGATACGATATGATTTTGAATTTTATAGACGAAGTACTAGCAAGTGCTCCGAAATATATAATCACACACGCAGACAATACAACAGAAGAAGTAAGCATCAACTTAGCAACAGCAGTAACAACAGAGGGAACTCCACTCGACAAAGCACTATTTGACAAGATAGATAAATATCTATGTCCAGTAGGAATGATAACGATGTGGAGTGGCTCAACTAGTAACATCCCAACAGGCTGGGCACTTTGTAACGGCTCAAACGGAACTCCAGACCTAAGAAACAGATTCATAGTAGGAGCAGGAAGCACATACACAGTAGGAGAAACAGGAGGCGAGGCGACTCACACACTAACAATAGACGAATTACCAAGCCACAACCACAATTTATATGCTTATAGTGGCTCAGGGGCAGGCGGTTCTCATGACTATTTAACGTCAGTTTCTGGTGGGCAAGTAAAAATAGCAAGAGGACAAGTAACTTTGACATTTTCTGATGAAATAATAAGATCAACAGGCGGAGGAACAGCACACGAAAATAGGCCACCATATTATGCCCTTTGTTACATCATGAAAATAAGTAACTAAAATAGGGAGGAAAAAATCATGGAGGAAAGAAAAGTGGACAGAGATTTCGAGACAGAAGTACTAACACGTCTAACAAGACTAGAGACAAAAGTAGATGACTATAACGGACTAAAAACAAAAGTAGAAGAATCTAGAGCAAAATCATTCTCGAACGAGAGAAGAATAGCAGACATCGAGGACAAACAGAAATGGTTAGAAAGGACGACAATAGGAGCAATAATAATAGGCGGAATAAATATCATACTAATATTTGTAAAACTAGGACTCGGCATCGAGTAAAAAAGGAGGAAAGAATCATGAGCAACAAAACATACGACAAACTAAAATGGATCGCACAGATACTACTTCCAGCAGTAGGAACTTTCTACTTCGCACTAGCAAGCATCTGGAAGCTACCATTCCCAGAGGAAATAGTAGGAACTATAACGGCACTAGATACACTACTAGGCTGTCTACTAGGAATATCTACAATTAAATACAACGAAAAGAAAGAAGCAGAACTTCAAAAAATAAAGGAGCTAAATCAACAAAATGATTAGAGTTTTTTCTAGGAAAATAACGTCCGTAAACAGGACAAAACGAAGCGACAAGAAAAACGAGTGGTTAGTAATACACTATGTAGGAGCTACGTCGACAGCAGAAAACAACGCAGACTACTTCAACTCAGCATATAGAGGAGCATCAGCTACATACTTTGTAGATCCTACATCTATCTGGCAAGTAGTAGAAGAATCCGACAACGCATGGCACGTAGGCGGAGCAAAAACCTACTACAATTCATGCAGGAACAGTAACTCAATAGCAATAGAGCTATGCTGTAGGAAAAAAGACGGACAGTGGTACATCGAGCCTGAGACTATCGAGAACGCAGTCGAGCTATCTGCTATGGTTTTATATCGAAACAATATCGACATCGAGCACTGCATCCGCCACTGGGACTGCACCAGAAAGAACTGCCCAGAACCACTAGTGAGAGATCCAAAAGCTTGGAAAGATTTCAAAACAAGAGTACAAAAAAGACTGGAGGAAATAAAAATGGCATACGATACAGAAAACATCCCAACTGAAGCAGAAAAAGAGGAAGAAATAAAAAAATACTTCGGATTTGACAACAATACAATACAATTCTTCCGCTTTTATAAATACGGACAGCCACTAATAGACAAACTATACTATAAGGCAAAAAATCCCTAAAAGTACGGAAAAATCGAGCTTCGAGGTTGACCTAGAATCAACTTTCTTTGATAGAGGTATATAGTTATATCTCCTAAAAAACAGCAAAAACGTGCAAAAAGCACGAAAAATGCCTCACAAAAAGTGAGAATAAAAACAAAAATCAAAATCCAAAAGGAGGAAAAGAAAATGGAAGAATTAAAGGAAAAAATCAGAAACAAAAAAGCAGAGATCAGAGAGAAATACAAGGACGTAATAGTAGAAATTTGTAACGCAAAAGGAGTAGACGTAGGAGTGGGCTTCGATATGCTACTTGCAGTTTGCAGAGGCGGAGACTACCTAGGCGATGCTCAAGTAGACGGAGAAGAACTAAAAAAAGATTACGCAGAACTAGTAGCACTAGAAGAAGATCTAATCAAAGCAATTGGAGCATAGCATCCACCATGGCTAAAAAATACCGCCTAAAAGACCTGCGAAAAAAAATCGCAGGTTTTTTATTTTTTTAGTTGACTTTATAGGCTATGTAGGCTATAATGAGATTAAGAAAAGGAAAGGAGGGAGAGCCATGAAGAAAGAAGCAAAAACAATAGAGACGATCTATACTCTAAAATTTGTAGAATTTCTAGACAGACTCCAAGACGAAGCAGACGAGTTCAACGTAGCAATAGAAGTAAAAATCCCAAAATACGAGAACGGAAAGAAGAAGCTAGAAACAGTAAAAATTAAACCAGTAAAGGAGGAAAAGAGATGAGAGCCAATTTCTTTAGAAACGGATTAACAGACGGAGTAGTAGTATTAAAAGCAGATGACGGACAATACTATTCATACGATAGCAATGAGAGGTGGAACGGAACAGAATACAAAGGCTGGAAATCGGACGCATACGGAGAAGCAACCGATGACAATATCCACTATATATTACCTTCATACGTAGAGACATCAGAGGACACATACGAAATAGAATACTACACAATAGATTAAGGAGGGGAAAAAATATGAAAATATCAACAACTAATTTAAGAAAAAAAGACGGAGCAAAGCTAGTAAACGGATACAAGATAGCACTCCAGAAAACAGAAGTCGACAGAATAGGCATGGGAGAAAATACTGAACTATTCCCAAAATACGAGGACGGAAAAATCACACTAATAGAAGTAGGAAGAATAATTCTAAACTATGCATCCATAGGCAAACTATGGTGCTATACGTACAAAAAAATAGCAAAAAATCAATACAATAAAGAAATAATAACATATAAAATGCCAACAGAAATAGCAGAGGAAATAATAGAGACATACAAAGCAGGAAGCATACTTCCAAGATTCAACCAAAAAGGCGAAAATCTAATCTGGAACGGCAAAGAATATAAAAGACTAGACTAGAAGAAGAAAGATATTAAATCGAGAGGGGAAAACTAAATGAAAAACAAAATCGAGGATGCGTCATATAGTATATAGTAGAATACGCATCCGCTAAAAAAGGAGCTGGTGCGTAATGAAACTAAACGAAAAAAGCTATGTCCACGTAAAAATTAGGAAACTATGTAGATTACTAGAGCAGATAACAGGCCTAATAAATATAACAGATCTAGGCGAAGAATTTGAGGAAATCCAATTTATAGACAAATACTCATATATAATAATAGACTATAAAAATGAGACAATCTTACTACTAAGCTATAAACTATCAGCAAGGGAACTCGAAATCATAAACGATATAAATTTCGAGTTAAACTGGCTAGAGACAGGACTAAGAATACAGGCAGAAATAGAAGCAAACCAAAGGAACGGCTAAAAGCCGTTCTTTTGTTACTGAAATGTAATATTACAATTTCAAAAAATACTGGACAGGGCAGACCAGAATTGATAGACTAGCTGTAGATTAAAGATTTTGAGATGCTACCACAAACACAAATCGACATCAGCGGAATATATAAAATATTGCACAAAACATACATTTTATGTAATATTTTTATGTAAACAAACAAAAAGAGGAGAGCATCCAAAACAGATGCTCTTTTTTCATGCCAAAAAACAGGAAAAAGAGCAAATCTAGAGAGGAGGCGACCTAATATGAAGATATACAGCTGGAGAAAGTTCCTAACTTTTATAGCAATAGTACTACTACTAGCAATATTGATTCTCAGCATAATATCAGGCCAAGAAAAGAGAACTCCAGAAGCAACAGAAAGCTATACAGTTCAAAGCGGAGAAACACTATGGAGCATCGGCACAAAGTACAGACCTGACGACATGAGTATACAGGAATATATCTACAATTTGAAAAGCTATAACAACATCGGCTCAATGATATATGCAGGACAAGTCATAGAAGTACTTATCTACTAAGGAGGAACGAAAGAAAATGAATCTATTTAAAAGAAAACAAAAGGTGTCAGGAAGCTATGCACCAGTAGAAACAAATCTGCTAGTGAAATCTGACAGAATCAACAGCAGAATACAAAAACTAGGAGAGACAGTAAAAGCTAGAAATCCTAAAGGAACTATCACAAACGAGGAGTTCGTAGAAACTATCAAAGCTATTCAGATGATAATCAGTCAAGAGCTAAATATAAGAGGAAAAGAGGAATGGAAATGGGACTACATATCGAAGCAGAAAAAATCAATTCACTAATAAACGAAGCAAAACAAGTCAAATATTGTCTATTATCAGGAGCAAACGAAATAGGCTACGAACACATCCAGAACATAGAGGACGAACTTACTACGATCCTACTAGAAGAAATAAAAAGGCAAAAAGAAAAGGCTTCGACACAGCCACCACAGAATGCCGAAACCAATTCGAACGAAAGTAGAGGGAAGATCCTCAACTTTCAAAACTACCATACTACAAAGGAGGAATAAAAGCAAACAATATGGAGAAAGTTACACAAATAGTGCAAATCGAAGCAACGGACATCGCTAAAAGACTAATGGAAGTCAAAGGATTAACTACTGCGGAGCTTTCACAAAAAAGTGGATTGTCTAAAAACTATATAAATAATCTAAAAAAAAGAAAATGGATTCCAATAGAAAGACAGAGACTATCAACAGTCAAAATGCTAGCAACAAACCTAGACGTTCCGCCTCAGCTATTTATTAAAGCTCCATATATAACAGAAAAGGAGGAATAAAAATGAGTAACAGTCTAACACTATACGAAATAAAAAACAAAGCTCTAGAACTAGCAATGAACGAGGAAATATCAGAAGAAGAAAAAGCAGAGTTACAAAAAGCAATACAGGAGGAACTACTAGCAAAGACAGAGGGCATCATAGCATTTACAAAAAGAGTAGAGGCAATAATAGAGGCAACTAAGAACGAAGAAGAAAGACTAAAAGCAAACAGAAAATCATACGAGAAAAAGCTAGAGAACTTCAAAGAGTACGTAAAATCATGCATGATGGACATGAATATACAAAAAGTAGAGACACCACTAGGAGAGATGAAAATTGCAAAGAATCCTGCATCAGTAGAAATCATAGACGCAACAAAAATCCCTCAGGAGTTCTGGAAAGAAAAAACAGACATCAGCCTAGACAAAAAGGGAATACTAGACCACTTCAAAGACACAGGAGAGATCATAGACGGAGTTAAGATACAAACGAACGCATACGGACTAAGGATAAAATAAAAAAATAATAGCAAAAATCGACAATATTTTTCAACTTCATGCAAAAAAAATAGCATAAGTTACAAAAAATAAGTACAAAATATAAACATTTTGCACATATAAGCACTAAAAAGGAGGAAAAACATGAGCAAGACAATACTAATTATGGGAGAGTCAGGAAGCGGAAAAACTACCTCAATGAGGAATCTACCTCCAGAAGAAACATTCTACATAGACTGCGACAAGAAAGGCCTT